ACCCGTGAAGTTGCCAAAGGTGATTGCCAGCGTATTCGCTGCGGAAACACGCGCCCCAACAATGCCGAGGCCCGCTTGGGCGCTCGGCTTGTTGACGGCGACGTGATCCCCCGCCTCCAGACCGTTGACCGTGAACGTCTGCTCTGCAGAGGTGTTCGCGGACACGGCTGAAGGCGACAGCGTAATGCTGAGAAGCGCCTGCTTGGGGAGATTGCCGAGTACATAACTCATGGCATTAACCCCAGAGCCGGACAGCCATCTGCGGGCGGATCACCGAGTAGCCATACAGCACGTCGATACGGCACGGCATACGGTCGTTGTTGATGTCGTACTGACGGACAACGCGCATGGAGATACCGTTGTGGACCTGACGCGAGGCCATGTCAACGCCCTGCGGCATGAGCAAGTCAGCCGTGGCGAAGGCAATCGCATCGCGGTGGTACACGAGGTTCTGCGGGTACTGCGTCGAGGCAGAGCCGAGGAACGTCACAGCCTTACCAGCAACCGGGAACGAATCCACCGTGGCAAGCGCATGGCTTGAGGTGTAGATCGCCGGGCTGACGTTGACCGTGTACGCACCGGCCACAGCCGTCGCATCAGCGGTCGCCACGAACTGCTGCAGCGAGCCAGTGGACTCGCGGGTCTGCGGGTTCACCGCATAGCAATCCGCCACCGTGAACACGTCACCCTTCTTGATGGTCTGGGTGCCGGTGCCGGTGATGGCAATGCTGGTCGCGCCCTGAGTCGAAACCGTCGTGGTGACGGTGTGCGAACCCGTGCGGGTGCCAGTCGTAAACTGCTTGATCGACTGCGACATATTCAGCTCGTTAAAGCCGAGGATGCCTTCGCCGAACATACCGTTCTTGAACTGCGACGAGATGGTGCTGACCGGATTAAAGAGACCCTTCATGCCCTCGATGAGCGCGGCGTTCGCAGCCGGGTTCACGGTGACATAACGCGGCGACATCACCGCAGCGGACTCGTTCAGCTTCTGCTGGGCAGCAAGGAGAACCGAGGTCGTGGACGGCGTGGTGCCAGGGGTGCCGACCGACTGGAAGACGCCCTGGAACGAGTTGGCAACGTCCGCGTCGATGCTGGCCGCAAGCTGCGAAATACGCGGCTTGAGAACACGCTCGGCGAAGTCGTCCAACTGCATCGTCATTTCGGCAGTCGTGAAGTTCACACCGATGTGCTTCTGCGAAGCGACGGTCAGCGTGGTGAACTGCTCGTTGTCGTCCTGCACCTGCAGGGCGGCGCCGTCGGTCACAAGAGCGCGGTCCGGCAGACGGATACGCAGGGTGGTGCCAATCTTGGCGCCCTGCACGGCGAAGGAATCGTCGTACTGACGATTGACGTTACGGGTGATGACGAGGCTGTTCTCAAGGATTTCAAGAGCCTTCCTCGTGATCATGTCGATTGTGAGAATACTATTAGCCACGAAAATTACTCCAAGTAAATGTTAACGACGGTGCTGCGCTTCCCACTGCTTGATCTGGCGACGGCGTTCGGCTTCGATCCATTCCGACGTACTCATGCTCGATATAGAGCGTGGGTCGGTAGTTTCGTAACCGTTGCCACCGCTAGACCCTTTAGCCGTTACCGGCTTGATGGGAGGCGGAGCGTTGGTTGACTTTTTAACCGGCGGATTGTCCACTAATTTAGCCTCAATCTTGCCGATCTCTTTGGCTTGCAGATACGGCGATAAGCGGGAAATACGATCAGCTTCGCGGGGGTTAGACCCAAGGTAGTACGCTACGTCAGGGCCAACATCCGATGCCTGTATCGTCTGTGCCATCACGGTCGTAATTGGCAGGTTTTGGTTATACGCGACTTGCTCAAAGTCGTCGTACTTTTCCCGCGCTGCCTCTTCGCGCTCGTGATAGGCATTCAAGAGTTCGTACTGTTGGCGCTCGGCTTCCCGCTTGGCAAGGAGTTCTTCAGCCTTTCGTGACGCCAAGGCTTCCGCATAGGCGTCGGGGTCTGATTCCTTGTCAGGCAAGGCTTCCGATGCCGGTCTTTCAACCGGCGCCTTCAGTGCTTGCTCTCGTTCCCACTTGCGACGTTCCCGTGCAAGTCTCTTGCCGACCATCGCATCCAACTCTTCTTGAGTGAACGTCTTGGCAGGCTTTTCCTCCGGCGGTGCCGCCTCTTGGGCAGCGACTTCGGGTTCCGGGGTCGCCGTGACCGCCGGTTCCGGCGCGGCTTCCGCCGCTACTTGCTCAACCAACTGATTTTCGTCAGCCATTTGTGTTCCTTCAGGAACCCTGGTCGTCCGGGCCAGTACGGTAAAAACAATATCCTATGTGTTGCTAAAGGGCAACATTACGGCCCCGCGTCTCTCCACGCGGAGTTGCTATAAAAATACAGTTTGTTGTTAGTCGAGTCGATGACGATGGGCGACCGTCCCGTATAAGTATCCGGGGTGCCCGTCGGGGTGCCGGCGCAGGTTGGGACGTACACAAACCCGCTCGTAGCGTTGGTTGCAAGCGCAGCCTTGCCAAAAACGCTGCTGCCAGCGCTGGCTACCACAAAGGTTTTGCTCGAGTACAGGCCGTTCTTGAGGAAATTGACGGCATCCGCCTCCGTCTCAAACCGATGGGCTTGGAACGCCGACAGACGGAATGTTACTGATCCGCCCGGTCCCTGCGTATCGAAGAACATCTGGCTGGCAAGGCCGGTGGGCAGGTAAGCATAGCCCGCCATCGTGTGCCACTTGTTGTCAGCCGGGACGGCGTTACCGTACACGAATGTGCCTTTTTCACCCGCCGGGTTACGGTTCCAAACGTAAAAGTTCGGGCTGTTACCGGAAACGACCTTGATGTCGATGGTGAACGCATACCAGCCGGCAGTCGCGCCAAACTGGGTGACGAACATCCCGATGTATTCGCTAGTTGTAAAGGGATTGCGCGTAAATTCGTTGCACTGCTCAAAAATGCGTCCGTCCGACACAACGCTGCCGGTGATGGTTGCAGAACCGTCTAGCGTGTACGGGCTGATAAACGTCTCAGAGGCTACCAGCGTGCCGGCTGCGGGAACGATGCCATTACGGGTTTCCGTAAGCCAACCTCGAGCCTGGCCTTGGAGTGCCTCAAAGGTTCCGGTGAGATCAATCGTTGGGCGGTTCAGCTTGATGGCGCCGCAGGAAATAACGCCCGCGTCAATGCTCAATCCGCTAAACGTAGAGGGCGAGTCGTTGACAATCTGCGATGTTGAGTCAGACACCGTGCAGGGAGCGCCAATATACGTGCGTTCCTGCACGCAGTTTGTGAGGTAAACGCGGGATTGAGTGGCCGTGACGTTAATGTCCGAAATGACACCGCTGTCCTTAAAGTTCACCATGTTGCGGAAGCCGGCGATGATCCACGTTCGTTTGGCGACCGTCGTGGTGGACACCGTACTGCCGCTCCACGTATCAATCGTAATAGTCGAAGGCAAAGGGGCGTAGGTCGCGCCGTTAAATTCTGCCCAGCAACCATCAAACAAGATCGGCGTTGCTACCCAACTTTGATCGCCCGACGCGCTGCCACTTAACAAATAACCGGCAATCGTATTGAGTTCAAAGATGGTGCCGTAGAAGTTGACCGCGCCGAAGCCGGCTAACGTGTTGTTGACGTAAACACCAACTTGGTTGCCGGAAAACATACCGGCGTAGAAATACTTGTTGCCGGCGTGCATATCTGCGCCGCCGAACTTGTTGTTGATCATGTAGACGCCGTAATAGTTACCGCGCCAGCCACATGAATAGAACTCGGTGCCGATGTTTCCGTCGGGGAATAAAACGCCCTTTTGGAGGTTGTTAAACGAACAGCCGTAAAACTTGACGTTGTTGGCGAACTGGTCGCCAATGCCGCCAGGTCCGGTGTTGTTAATCGGCGGGCTGCTTAATTGGGTCTGCGAGAACGTGAAGCCGACGCCGACGCTACCCGTGTTTGAGTAGAACCCAATGTCACGAACTTCGCTGTGGTACGTCCAAAAGGCAAGGGGCGCCGGATTGCTCATCGCGGCGACCTTATAAGTCATAATGGCAACAGAATCGTTCCACGGCTTAAAAATTGTGGAGGTTGAGCCATCACCCTGCAAAATAGTGCGACTTGTAATATTGATGTTGCACTTATACAAGCCCTTGGGGAAGTACACCCGTCGGCTCGTGGCGATGGCATTTTGAATCTGCGTCGTGCAGTCAAAGTCCGTCGTGCCGGCAACAATCTTGGCGGCTTCCGCAAACGT